ATTTACAATGCGATGCATACTGATTTGAGAGATCAATATGTTCATAAAGTTTCAACTGGCATTCCTCATATGGATATTGTTATCCCTGAGGTTGAAATGCTAAGTAGTGGAACTTGGTTGCCTTCAGCCAAGCTTCCAAAGCTTGATAAAGAACAAGCTGAAATTTATCCTTTTGAACATTATGATAATGTAATTGCTGCGATGGATACTAAATCTGAACAAAAGATGTATCCATTGTTGTTGCCTATAACCAATTTAACGCCAATAGATAATACTTTGGAAAACTATCAAGCGGGAGTGTTACTACGCTTGTTAGTTCCAAAAACTGTTGGTGCCATGAAAGGTGAGTGGAACAGGATAATAAATGAATTAGATGTATTTGCATTTAAATTCACACCTGATCACCTGACATGGATAAAAGGCCTGAATAGTTATCAAAAATCTCAGTGCATTAGACATTTGCAAGCTATGATGGAAGGAACTAAATTGGATACACGAACTAAAGTGTTTCTAAAAATGGGAGAAACTTTGAATAAAGGTTATGGCCGTTTGATATTTAATGTAAATACCAAATATTTGCTTTTATTGGGCGATTTTATAGCTCAGTTTTCTAAAGCAATGGTCGAATCGTTGTTTCCTCATGTTCCTAAATTTACCATATCTAAGGATATAGCTTTTCACTACGTCAACTCATTTGATGATGCGAAATTAAATGAGTTTGTTAATTGTGCAATGAATTCATCTAGTGGGAAATTTGTTTTAGTTTTAGGTGATGATACCGCCATCATTGATAGAGACAATGGTGTGTTTATTGAAACAGATTATTCTGCGTTTGATTCAACACAACGCAAAGGACAAGCTATGGAATTATTTCCCGCTTTGTTGAAGAAGATGGGATTTGTCCAGCAAATGGATGATTATAATGCAATGTATAATGAGAAGATATCGTGGAAACATAATAAGACTGGTGTTGACTTAGAGATGCCTAAGGGATATGACTATCCCAATAGTAAAATGTCGGGAGATCCAGCCACATCTCTTACTAATTCTCATGTTAACATCTATGCCACCAAGTTTGTATTAGAAGGGAAAACTACATACGAAAAACTTGGCTTGGTTACCAAAAGGAAGGAATCTAAAAAATTCAATATATCTTTTCTCAAAGGCACTTGGTTATGGAGTGTTTTGGGAAATAAGTGGTATTGGGTAAGGTTGCCAAATTTTCTTTTGAAGTTTAAGTCTTTTACAGAACCAAAATCCATCTATGGTAAAACATGGATGGTAGAGCGTTGTGAACAACAATTGCTCTGGTCGCAATGGCTTGGATACGGATTCCTCAATTCCAACTGGTTTTATAAAGCCTTGGGATTGATAATTAGAGAACTGTGTCCATTGGCTTCCAATGTAGAATTATCAGAAGAGTATAGAATA